GGTCCTGGGGATCCGCAATGCCTCTAAGTTAGTGCCTATTGAAGATGACCTTAAGCCAACAGATCCGGTATCAGAGAATATGGACGCCCTTAATGAAAAGCCCCTCAAAGCTTTCATTTATCAAGACCATGCGGCGCATATTACGGTTCACATGAGTATGCTCCAGGATCCGGTGACGGCGCAGATTCTTGGCCAAAATCCCAAGGCCCAGGCTATCTCGGCAGCATTTATGGCGCATATCATGGAGCACTTTGGCTTCCAGTATCGCAAGAACATCGAAGATAAACTTGGTGTGCCGTACCCAGATCCAAACGAAGAGATGCCCGAGGATATGGAGGTTGAGATTTCTCGTCTGGCTGCGGCAGGTGCTCAGAAGCTTCTCCAGGCTAATCAAGCCATGATGGCTCAACAACAAGCCCAACAAGCAGCACAAGATCCGGTGGTTCAAATGCAACAGCAAGAGCTTCAAATTAAAGCGGCTGAGGTGCAACGTAAAGCCCAAAAAGATCAAGTTGACGCTCAAATGCGCATGGCACAAATTGAAACAGAGAGGCAGAGGATTGCGACGCAGACCGAAGTTGAGGGAGCTAAGCTTGGCGCTCAAATAGCAAAAGACAAGACCCAAAAAGAGTTTGACGAAGCCACTCGTGCAGTTGATATGCAGATCAAAGGGGTGGAACTGGGTCTAAAAATGGGCGAAAAAATGACCCAACAACCTAAAGGCGAGTAAATGGACGCATTAAAGTATTTGTCAGACCAGCTACAGGAAGAACGCAATCGTATAGCGGAGGACCTGTCCGATGGTAAGGCAAAAGACCACGGCGAATATAAATATTCCTGTGGAGTTGTGCGAGGGCTATTGATAGCTAATAGCTACATTGATGAACTTTCTAAAAGGTTGGAACAAGACGATGAGTGAAATACTGATTGGGTCTACAAGCGATCCAAACGAAGCAACAGTGTTACCTGAGACGCCAGAGCAAAAAGCAAAACAGCTTCCAGATCCGTCTGGTTACCGTATTCTCTGTGCCATCCCTGAAATTGAAGACTCTTACGACAACGGTTTAATTAAATCTGAGTTAACGATGAGGCATGAAGAGCTGTTAACTACGGTTCTTTTTGTTGTCAAGATGGGTCCTGATTGTTACAAGGACAAAGATAGATTCCCCTCTGGGCCATGGTGCAAGCAGGGTGATTTTATTTTGGTTCGCCCGCACGCAGGCACACGGGTAAAAATTCATGGGCGGGAGTTTCGCATTATCAACGATGACGCTGTCGAAGGGGTTGTAGAAGATCCCCGAGGCATTAGTCGCGCATAAAGGAGTTAATCATGGCTGAAGAAAAAGAAGTTCAAGAGCAAGATCAAGAAATTGATCTTGAGGCTAAAGAAAAAGATTTTGAGCTTGAGATAGAGGACGATACGCCTGAGCAAGACAGGAACCGTCAACCTTTACCCAAAGAAATGGTTCAGGAGCTTGAGGAAGATGAGCTTGAGGACTACTCTGAGAAGGTAAAAACCCGTCTTAAGCAGATGAAAAAAGTCTGGCACGACGAGCGCCGCGAAAAAGAGAGCGCTTTGCGTGAGCAGCAAGAGGCAGTTAACCTGGCTCAGAATTTGGTGGAAGAGAATAAAAAACTCAAAAGCCGATTGACTGAGGGCGAGAAGTCTTTAATTATGACGGCCACCCGAGAGGCTGAGCTAGACATGCAGATGGCCGAGAGGTCGTATAAAGAAGCTTATGACTCGGGTGATTCAGACCAAATTTTAGAGGCACAAAAGAAACTCAATACGACCTCTAATCGTTTAGAGCGGTTGAAGGGCTATAGACCCTCTTTACAGGCTTCTGAAAATAGTGTACAAAATCAACCAACACAGGCAGCAGCCCCTCGCCTTGACCAAAAAACGGATAGCTGGCGCAAACAGAATACGTGGTTCGGTCAAGACGAGGAAATGACAGCAACGGCGTTGGGCCTGCATCAGAAGTTAGAGAAACAGTACGGTGCGCAATACATTGGTACTGACGAGTATTGGAACACGGTCAATAAGACCATGCAAAAAAGGTTCCCAGAGTATTTTGGGGACGAAGAGCCTGAGAAACCTCAGCGCACAGCAGCTACGGTTGTAGCATCCGCGTCGCGTAGTACGGCCCCCAAAAAGATCGTGCTGAAACAGTCGCAGTTGGCACTTGCCAAAAAACTTGGACTAACTCCTGAGCAGTACGCGAGGGAATTTGCAAAAACGATGGGAGCTTAATCATGGCTGAAAACAGAATTGCAAGAGAACTTGAATCGCGCTCCAACAAAGAGCGGCCCAAAACGTGGCAACCAGCTTCGACACTACCGGAGCCGGACAAGCAGCCTGGGTACGACTATCGTTGGGTACGTGTTTCAACTCTAAACCAAGCAGATCCTCGTAATATTTCCGCCAAACTTCGGGAAGGTTATGAGCCTGTGAGGATTGAAGAGCAGCCGCAATTTCAATTGTTTATAGACCCCAACAGTCGTTTCAAAGACAACATTGAGGTTGCAGGACTATTACTTTGTAAGGTTCCCGAGGACTTTATGGAACAGAAAAGAGCTTATTACTCTAAGAAAAATAAAGACCAAATGGAATCTGTAGACAATAACTTTATGAGAGAGAACGACCCACGGATGCCACTCTTTAAAGAGAGAAAATCCACAACGTCGTTCGGAACCGGTAAATAACTTTTAGGAGTTTAATATGGCTTATCCCACTGTAGATAAACCGTATGGACTAAAGCCAGTCAATCTAATTGGCGGGCAAGTCTTTGCGGGGGCAACTCGCCAGATGGAAATTGCAACGACGGCTAACGTCGGTTATGGAACAAGCATTTTTTATGGCGATTTGGTCAAACGAGTAACTGGCGGAACGATTGAAAAAGACGCAGGAACCACCACAGCAACACCGTGTGGCGTGTTTTTGGGGTGTACTTTTACCAATTCGTCCACCGGTCAAGTGCAGTTTCAACAATTTTATCCTGCAAGTACATCTGTAGCCGCAGGCACTAAGATTTTTGCTTATGTTGCTGATGATCCTGATACGCTGTTTCAGGTGGTTTCTTGTTCTTCTGGCACTACTGTTGCCGCAATAAGCATCGCTGCTATTGGTGCCAACATTGCGTTGATTCAAAACGCGGGATCTACCACTACTGGTAATTCTGCTGTGGCAATTGAACAAGGTTCAGAAACTACAACTAGTACCCTCCCCATCCGTATTATTGATGTGGTCAGGGATACAGTGATCGTGGATCCAAACACTGGCGCTGAGACGTTCCCCGAGTTTATTGTCAAAATAAACATCGGCACGCATCAGTACACTAACTCAACTGGCGTATAAGGAGCAATTAAATGGCTATTTCTCGTGCCCAACTACTGAAAGAGTTGCTCCCGGGCTTAAACGCTTTGTTTGGCTTGGAGTATGCAACTTACGGTGAACAACACAAAGAGATTTTTGAAACTGAAACCTCTGAGCGTTCGTTTGAAGAAGAAACAAAACTGTCGGGCTTTTCTGCTGCGCCGGTCAAAAACGAAGGTTCTGCCATCGCTTTTGATAACGCACAAGAAGCGTTTTCTGCTCGATACAACCACGAAACCATTGCACTAGGGTTTTCACTAACAGAAGAGGCCATTGAGGACAACCTCTATGACTCCCTGTCTAGTCGATACACGAAAGCTCTGGCTCGTGCTATGGCTTACACCAAGCAGACTAAGGCTGCTGCAATCCTGAACAACGGATTTAGCACCGCTTTTCCTGGTGGTGACGGCAAGCCTCTCTTTGACACTCAACATCCGCTTGTATCTGGTGGCGTTAACTCTAACGAACCCAGCACCCCTGCCGATCTGAATGAGACTTCGCTTGAAGCCGCTGTCATTCAAATCGCTGCCTGGACGGATGAGCGTGGTCTGTTGATCGCTGCCAAGCCACGTAAGTTGATTGTCCCCCCTGCTCTCCAGTTCGTAGCTACTCGTCTTCTTGAGACGGAGCTTCGTGTTGGTACGGCAGACAACGACATCAACGCTATCAAGAACAACGGTTCGATTCCAGAGGGTTACAGGGTTAACAACTACCTGACGGATGACGACGCCTGGTTCTTGTGTACTGACGTTCCTAACGGTCTGAAGCACTTCATCCGTACTCCCATGGCTAATTCCATGGATGGAGACTTCGATACCGGAAACGTTCGTTACAAAGCTCGTGAGCGTTATTCCTTTGGATTCTCGGATCCGCTTGGAATGTTCGCTTCGCCTGGAGCGTAAGAAGTACAGGAGAGGGGGCCTTGTGCCCCCTTTCTTTTTGGTGTATTTTGCAGTTTAGATCTAGGAATTTTTACTCATACCGACTGACCTAGCAGACTTAGTAGAGACGGTATGAGGATGTGCTACTACACGAAAGGAACGTCATGGCACGTACGACTTTTTCTGGCCCAGTGAGGGCCGGCTATCAAGGGGGCGACGCAAGCGCTCAACAACCCCTTACTCCCACCACAATTAATACTGGTTCGGTGATCCCCGTTGACGAGGGCACCGCAACCTCTGGTTTCTACGCTCGTGTAATGCCGACTGTCGGCTTCGGTTCAAGCGACTACCAAATTCCCGGCGAAGCACTTGCCGTTTTTGGTCGAGTGCAGACTGGCGCACCTTTTGCGACGCTCCCCACTACCACCCATAACTACATTGCTGGTGTAGCTGGTGAATTTGCTGTTATTGGTTCGTACACCAACACCGCTTTGATGGCTGGTGTGATGGGCATTATTAACACCAACACCCTGTCTGGCGACGCCGCTGTTATGGCCTTCATGGATGGCGACTCCGGTGTAACGACTTGCCGTGCAGCTTTCGGTGTTGCGATGGCTCAGACCACACCCGGCTCTGGTTTTGAGTTTGGTCTTGATCTAAAAATGCAAGACCCAGTCGCTGATGGCGGCGGTCCTTCTGGCGTAATCGCTTACACCAAAGCCAACATCCGTATGGAAGATGACGTTGTGGTTATGGTGAACACAGGCGCTCCGGTTGACGGTACGACAGGCGATAATTTTGCTGGCATCGGTTCTATGTACATTGATAGCACCGCTGGAAACCTTTATCTCCAGACAGGGGTAATTACCAGCCCGGTTTGGAAATTGGTGACTCGGGCCGCTTAATGTTGACCCATAAAGACCCAGAGGTCCAAGTTATGCTTGGGCTTCTGGAAAACCAAAGGGATCATGTCATGGGAATCGCAGCCGCTTTAGCAAAAGAAAATGCGGAATTAAAAGCCCGCATTATTAAGCTAGAAGTTGCAGAACCGGAGAACCAAGATGGGAATGCAATATGACGTAAAGTCAGCATTTGCAACAGCAGATGCAGCCCTAGTTGCTTACAGGGTACGGATTAAAGGTGTGTTTTACGCAGTTACGACTGCCGGTGCAGACGTTATTTTGTATGACAACGCATCTGCGGCCTCAGGAACGGCGGCGTTAACTCTTCCCTGCGATGTCGCTGGACAGTACAACGTCTATATCCCTGGCGAGGGAATTTTATGTGAGAACGGCGTTTACCTCGACATCAACAGTGCTTCTGGTGTGACGGTGTTTTATGGCTAAGTCTCCCACGTGGCAGACCAAAGAAGGTAAGAACCCCAAGGGCGGGTTAAACGCCAAGGGGCGAGCTTCTTACAATGCAGCCAATCCGGGTAAGCCTGGTCTTAAGCCGCCAGCCCCTAAGCCAAAGACGAAGAAAGATGCAGGACGACGTAAATCGTTTTGCGCCAGGATGTCAGGTATGAAGAAGAAGCTTACATCTGCAAAGACAGCCAACGATCCTAACTCCCGTATTAACAAATCTCTGAGAGCATGGAACTGCTAAATGGAAATGATGCTTTGGAACGTCGTCCTCAGTGCGATAGTGGGGGTCATGGTGTTTATGCTTAAGGGCAAGTTTGATGAGCTTCAGCGGATCAGTATTCTGCTGAACAAAACTCGTGAAGAGGTCGCCCGTGACCACATTACCCGTGCTGAAGTACGGCAAGATTTAGACAAAATTCGTGAACACTTTGACAGCGGCTTTGAGCGGCTTGAGAAGAAAA